TTTGCTGTAGCTAAACCTCCTACTCTCAATTTAGTTCCATCCTATTGATTGGGTTACTCTTGTACCTAATTATTAGCTAACGATTAGTCTTGTTTTGGGTCTTGGCTCTCGGATGGTTGCTGTTGGCCGTTGTCTTAATCCCCACTATCTACACAGATTACAATAGACTCATCATTCAATGGTACATATGGTCTATATGTGGGCCCAAACCATATGTTTGTCCTTTCTGTTCTTTGTGGTTAATCCTTCCGATTCTTTATTTAATTATATCTATCCCTAACCCAGTTCCAACATTCTTTAGGTTTCTTCAGTACGCGGCTTTCTTGGTTCCCTTTCCTTCCCAGTAATTTCTGTGCCTTGGCAGGTGTCTTGTACCTATTGTCATAGCTTATAATAAATTGGTAGCATGCTAAAATACAATTAAAAATACAATTGATAACCCATGTAAATGTCCAAGGCTCTTAACACTTCCAAATCGGATCCCTGTTCTTCTAGCTCTCTAGCGCTTGTGCTATCTATCCGAATTATCCGTGTTTCTGGGCTACTTCATACCATTCTTTTCTTGCTACGCTAGTGTTGGTAAATAGGAATGAATAAATTAAGCTGAACCAATTGTATATATATATGTACCCTATACAATGTAATAACTCTACAGCTTAACTCTTATACCAGAGTCTATATACACATTCAGTCTCGTATGTGTATATATGATAGTAAACGGTTAAACCACATATCGCTAGCCAAACAAGGTAACCAAACTGCCTTCTGTAGTTAAATGGATTTGGTGCTAACCCTTCTAACCTCTCTATCGTGAGGATATTTGCAACATGTGTACCTTTAGCATCAGCCTCTTCCAAAAACATCTCTTGCATCTTTTATCCGTCTAGCCTCTCGTCATTCCATATCCTTAAGTAGGTCATAGCTGTTTCTGCCTTCTTTCGTTGTTATAGTATAGTGCCTATAGTATCGATAATCACCTCTGGAAGTTGTAGCATTATCTCTGGGACTGGGGTTCCGGTTTTTTAATTTATAGCCGCGGCCATGTTAAGTACAGTAAGTGCCTTCGTGGGGTCTAACATTTGTGAGTTCTAAACTACGATTGACGTCATGGCGTCTCTTATGCGCTATGAAACTACAGAAACCCTACTATTGGTGACATCAAATTTAGGTTCTATCGTGTATGCGACTGTACTCACTCCTTCTCCGATAGATATTGAACTTCTTATAACTAAAGTTCGGGTGACGCCGTTGACAACTAGATTGACACTCTTTGGATCAGAACCATTTATAGGAAGATTTGGGTGACGATAATTGGTATTGTTGCCGTTCATATTTGCCTCTACAGTTTATTTCCCATTACGGTCGAAAACTCCATAAACACCTTCTACATCTTGTCCGGTTATCCCTCTGGTGTAGGTGCCCATATACGATTAGTTTTTAGGTATTTGGGGGTATGCATTTGATACACATAATAAAGGTACTGCTTGTGTGTATGAAGTTGGGTCAGTAATCTATGTGCCCTCTCTGTGACTGTTAAACACCTGTAGAAATTACTAGACCCCCTCGTAATAATGTGCGTCATTGGCAATAACAAAGTTAATGGAACTATTCTTGACCTCGGGTAGGTTAGATATATCCTTGGTTTTATTGGTTAACACTTAATTTACTACCTCAACCAGGGCTTCATACCCATCTTTACTTTTCTTCTTTGGTTCCCATTATATTATAACGTTATTCTTAAGCTCTGCATACTCGCGTTATTAATCCGGAGTCAACTCCTATATCGCCTCATGATCAGCGGGCATCAAATTAGGTCTAACAGCTATAAGGTGGATATTTTTAAAACCTAAAGATTGCAATACAAACATAGTCTTATTCCACTTCGAACCTATGTCTAATACTACAATCTTCTAATTTTTATCTAGACGCTTAATAGCAGGGTCATGTATGATCAAATCTATCAAGGATACGTCATTTATGCATCGAGATAATGGGTGGCCGTATTAAGCACAAGATAATAACTTGAAATGAGGGGCGTTATCTAATGCTGATATGGGGAGCGAGCCTTCGGTCCAAAGTTTCTGAATATGGCCTTTAGTAAATTTATTCCAGTTCGAATGGAATAGCTTTGTGCCGATGACTTCCATATTCTCGGCTTTACAGTCAAAAATATGTGGGGCACATATAGTATAGGGCGACTCATAGGATCGGGGTGTGGACAAACAAGCGATAGCTGTAATTCTATGGATTATATCATTCATTGTTTCTTCCCATTTAGGATTGGATCTCACTAATTTCAACAACCACTTAAACATTTTACTCTTGGCCGATTCCATACGGGGGCTTTTGGCACTTAACTTTTCATACAAGTCTGTAGCGGGGTTAGTCTGTTCTCTTCCACTTAAATCATGTATAGTCTTTTGGCATTACATGAATTCTGGCTCTCCAAAGTTATCCGGGTCATGTGGGTCTGCTTTGTGGAATCTCTCTACTACATCTCCATCCTTAAAAGCTGCACCAAATGCTGCTAATGCGTCCATATTTAGATCAAACCTTAATTTTTATTCTTTTACGCCTTCAAATAGGTCCTTGTCACCTGTTAAACAAACCTCAAGGTCTTTTTCTGTAAATGTATGTTGTACCTATTAATTGCGCTGGTCTCTATAAGCTGCTAGCATTACTTGTTTAGATCCT